AAATCCCAGAGTCAACACCAAGTGAACCCCTACCAGTTTCAGAGTTACGCAACTGGAATACATTGATAGGTTTATTAACTTCAATGTGATTGATGTTTTCATGGACAGCGTATCCACTCGATAGGTCTGGCGTTGCCATCTTAATACGGAAGCCATCATCATTAAGAGTAAGACTAAGTACCGTTGAATCACGATACTCTGGTGCCCCCTCAAGAAAGTTATTGATTAAATCAAGATGACTGTATGGTTGATAGCAACCGTGATGCCCTGCTGGGTGAACGGAACGGATAACCTTATCAGTTCCACGGTTAATGGTTCTAATAAGAAGTGGGGAATCATTACCCATAACCAAGTGAGCATAAAGAGCAGAGGTAATATCATCACCCCGTTTACTTCCTGCCCAATGCTTATCAATGTTCCCGTATGTCATTCCTTTCTTCACATTAGAAAGAAGTGATTGAAGTCCAGTCTTAGTGAACGGCATCTTCTCACTGACTCTATCTCGTGAAATGATTTTACCGTATGCTTTTCCATTCTCAATCAATAGTTGGAGTCTATTAGACTGAGCATGAATGTCATTGGCGTTTTGATTTGCGCTTATCTTGGTAAGCATTGATGAAACATCTTTAAGTTTCAAAGGGCGTTGAATGGATTTCTTGTTGCCAAGTATATTCATATACAATCCGTTGTGACGAATGTCATAACGAACGATGTTCCTTGCTTGGACGGTTAAGGGTTGGCGTACTTGCTCTGTATTGCTATCGATGATGCTATTCATCACTGCTCCAGAATGGATTTCACCAAGCGAGATTGCGTGGCACCGACAATGTAACGTCGTCCCACTGGCTGTCAAATCTGGGGCGCAGCACAGCGTTTCCAGATTCCGAATCCACACCAGCGCAGCGGCCAAGATGCTCGCCGCATATATTTATATATGCGTGTGCGCCCTGCGTGTGTGCGTGTGCGTGGGCTTCCCGTTAATATAATACGGGATAGCCGGAATACGGGATAGCTGGAATACGGGATGGCCAATGTTTAGATTCATAGATATGCGCGAAGACTTACCCAGACATGAGACTAAGGTATTTCAAAAGCGAAAGGCTGAAGATATAAAAGGGATAGTGATACATCATACCGCAGGTGGTGATGACATTAACAATACTGCAAAGTATCATGTCGGGCCTAACCATGTATCTAGTTCAGGTTGTCCTGCTCTTCTTTATACTTTTTATATAACTAAGTCTGGTATAATCTATTGGGCTAATGACTTAGAAGAAGTAACTTGGTCACAAGGTGGTCATGGTTCTCCGGTTGCCGGAACAAATGCAAACAATAACTTCTTAGGTGTTGTCTGTGCTGGTGATTACTCTAAAGATAATCCGGGGCCACCATTCGTACAGACGTTTGCACTGATGACTTTGTGGGCGCATCTTGTTGGGCAGCTAAAGAATCCTTACATCTCTAAGGAATTGTATGGCGCAATAGATTGTCCTATAGAATCTATGTGGGGTCATCATAACTTCGGTAAGCCAGCGTGCCCCGGCCCGACATTAACTCTTCTTATTGATACGATTAGATCTTACTCTCAGGATAGACTGGGGCTTGGCTCTGTTGTGGAGTGGCAGGAGGCTCTTAATGTTTGGGGCGCAGACATTAAGGAAGACGGGGTATGGGGTTCGGCCAGCAGGTCTGCTCTCGTTGCGTTTCAAAAAGCAGATGGGAAACTTATAGTTGATGGGATTCGTGGGCCTATATCTGAGGCTCATCTTTTGGCTGCGATAACAGTACACTAAACTCTGAATCCTCAGTAGCCGGAACGAGTATTATTACTTGTACATATAGAAGTTCTTCTGGGTCAATGAACTCTACGCCGGATAGTTCATGCAACCTTTTATAGATTCTAACATCTGAGTTTACACCACCATATTTTTTAAGCACGTTCCTTAGTGCGTCCTTACCCGCCGCCCTCGGTGACGGGCCTGAACCGCACGCTAGTTTAATTGGGTTGATGTAAGGGAGAGGTAGTTCTCTGTTTATAATCTCAACCATGCCATCTGCTTTATGTCTTTCGGCTACTCCATATTCAAGCAATTCAATCTTATATTGGTTTAACATTCGTGCCTTCTCCTAGTTTGTTTAGCAACATCCTAGCCTTATCTACTGACTGCTCATTTGAAAACACCGCAAGCGCCACCTGCTTCTCGTTCTCATCAATCATATAAAGGACTGGCTTCTGCTTCCCCGGAACCATGCCCACATGGATAGACATCTTTAAGTCAACCAAGTGCCAGCCTGTAAATAGTCTAAAGACATCTCCCATTTCACAACCCAATCATATTGAACAAGCGCATATTATATGCTCGTGGCTATACATAACAAGGAATAAACTATTGCAACATAGAGGAGCAGTAAGACTATATAGTGGTCGTTGTTTTGTTTCATAAGGTCGCGCTTCCTTGTTTTATTTTTTCGTCATGTTATCGTGTTCGTCCTACTAGGAGGTAATAATGTGGGATGAGATTAAATCAAAAGTAGTTAGCCGTAAGTTCTGGATGGCAGTTGTTGGTGCTCTAGCACCTATCGCTCTTGAAACGATGTCCGGCTCCATTGACCCAGCCACCGCCCTGTACGCATCAACCACTGTTATAGTAAGCTATATCCTTGGCCAAGCGTATACCGATGGCCAGATTGCTTCTAACTAATAGCATACAGGGTATGTAATATCTGCTGGACCAACATCTTCTACTGTCTCTTCCGAGGCATTGATAAGTTGGTTCAGTAGATCTACATCTATTGGCTTCCTTCCCCCTCCCCCTCTCTTCATCTTCTTCAGTGCTACCCCCTTCTTTCTATAGAAGCTTGCTCTAACCGCAGCCGAGTTTCTTTTCATTCCAGTTCTATTACAGAACTCCTCTAATGAAACTGATGTTTGCCACACTGTGACAAAGGTTTCTGGTGTTAGCCTCTTAGACATTACTCCTCCATTTCCGGTATGGTTCTTTGGTAAGATGCCAGTGGGTCTGACCGGACAAACCCTGCTGCTGTAGATAAATCAATATCTTGATTATGTGCGTTGATAACTAGATTCGCATACTGCTTGTAGAATATCTCATCAATACTACCAATGTATTCCCACTGTGTAAAGGCTCCGTTAGCCCACCACTCCGGGCATAGCTTTGCAAGCAACTGGACTGCCTGTTGGTACAGCCCAAGCGCAAGGTCACGACTAATAAGGGGACACCTGAACTCACTGAGAGAGCCTATCTCTATAAGAGATGCCGCTGTCTTTGCTGGCAATGCAAGCACCAGTGAGACATACAGCGCGTGTTTAAGGGTTGGACTTCTTGGGTGAAGTAACTCTGCGTATGTCCAGTTCTGATTTATATGTTTAGCGTAGTAAGAAATTGTTCTATCGAATCCTAGTAAAGAAGCCTCATCACTTCTGTTCTGAACTAAAGACTTAACCATTGAGTTGTATCTAAAGCTAGTCTTTCTACTTACTGCTACTGACATCTTAGGTGAGAGGGAGTCTACTATTCTCTGAGAGATAGTGTCAGCCCAAATCCTTATGGCGTCCTTGTCTGTAGTAGTAGGGAGCGCGATACTATTCTTTAGTACCTTACCGATTACTCTCCACACTTTACCATTAAGACCAAGGAAGATAAACTTCTCACCAGTACACGCGCCCAAGTAATAAGACTGGGTTCCCAGCATGACTGGTCCTAAGTTTAAGATAAACTTTCTCTTATCTCTTCCTGCTCTTTTGAAAGTATAAGAGCCTATGTAAGAACAGAAGTCATTTACTTCAATGTTTCCATTAGTAAATGCCTTAGTTGGTACAGCCTTATCCCTCAAGACTGACATAAGATCCCTTGTACTTTACACTAAAAGCTTTCTGTATCTCCAGTATCTCCTTCTCTCCAGCCATGAGTTCTATGTTGTGGTAGTGATATAACTTTGAGAGGCTTAGTATCTGCTTCTTGGTTAGCTTGAGAAACAGTATCATCCTGATGAACAGGACTCTTCCGGGTGGCTTGGCTCCTATCTCGACGTTCCTCCAAGTTGGCTGCGTCACACCCAACCTCCGGGCCAGTGCTCGCTGTGAGATGTGGACCTCGCTGCGCCAAGAGGACAAAATCTGTCCGGCCAAAAACAACGGTCGAACCTCGGTTTTCGGGTTTTCTGCACTTTTCATTTGACACCTCCTGAGATTTCCGGTTAGCCTGTGGCTTGTCCACTGAGCGACATATCGAAGCGTTGCTACTGTGGGAATGTACCGTTGCTAAGATACCTTCTACTTCGTTATCATATAATGAAACGATACTACGGTACATATACCATCATATAGTTTCTATGAAACGTAGTAACTACATTACATATATAAAACAATGTTTTAATTATAAAACTATAAACCAAACAACAACCACTCAATTAGGAGAGAATACAATGAATCAATTATATCCATCAGAATCAGAACGAATCTTGCTGGGTTCACTGATACTGGGGGAAGGGACAGGGCTTGAATTAGTAGAAGGAATCATATCTAAAACTGATTTCTCTTCTTCTTCTCATGGAGCTTTATACGAATGGATACAGCGGCAGGTCACAGCAAATGAACCTGTTAGTCTCCACGTTCTCATTGAGAAAGAGGGAGGTAGGAAGTGTGAAGATAGGTATGGTAGTATTGAATACCTTCATTCATTGGGAGACAATGCTGTAATAGACTCTAAGTTACCATCTTATGCTAAGGTAATATCGGACTGCGCAGCCCTTCGGGAACTGCTATCTTCTGTAAAAGAGATAGAGAATAAGATTGTTGGGGGGACAGAATCTGTCCGGGAAATAAAAGCCTTTGCGGAAAAGCAAGTCTTTGATAATAAGGTTGGTTCGTCTGGCGGCGTAGTCATGTCAGCGGCTTCGGTTATCTCTGATGCTTCAGCATCTTTCGATGGTATGTGTAATGGTGATAGTAGTATAAGTGAGTTTGTTCCTTCTGCTTTACCTAGCTTTGACAGTCATTATCTTGGTTGGCCTAGAGGATTACCTACCTATATAGGTGGTAGAACTAAGATGGGTAAGACCGCCTTCATGCTTGCCGCTGCTGCTAAGGGTGCCATTGCTGGTATACCACAAGGGATAATCTCAGTAGAGATGGGGAGTAAACAACTTGCATATAGATTAGCATCTTACTTCAGCGGGATCTCTTTAAGAGAAGCATATCAAGGAAATGTAAAGTACCAAGACATGTTCCGGTGGGGGCTTAATGAGGTATCAAGATTGCCTATCCATGTTGACGACGCATCAAGAGACATCGACATGGTTGCATCAAGCATCCGTCAGATGAAAAGGATTCATGGCTGTGAAGTTATATGGATTGATTACATACAACTACTCACTGGCTATGGAAGAAAGCAAGATGAAAGGACTAGATTAGATTCTATTGCTGATGCTGTGCGGCAGATAGCAAAAGAGGAACGGGTCGCAATCGTCGCTCTTGCTCAATTCAATCGAGTGTTAGACACCCGTATAGTTGGTGGAAAGAAAGGGCTTCCAAGTCCTTCAGACTTTAGGGGTTCGGATAAGTTCTTACAGGACGCTGGCCTTGCCTTTGGTATCTATCGCCCGTTCTACTATAGCCCACCAAGGAAGGCCGCTTCTAGTGATGTGTATAGTGATGATGAACTATCCACTATGTTCCAGCCTATTCAGTTAATAAGCTTGGCCGCTAGGGAGGCGGCGCGAAAAGACATAGAGCTTTGCTTACAGACTGCTTGGGGTAGAGTCTACGATACTGAAGAACCTATGCCGTCTTGGTGGAACGGAACATGGCCACCGGTGTGGACCTAATGAATAAGTTCATCAATCATATCTTTACTGATACTATCAGTTTGCTTAGAGAGTTCAATCTCCAGATCGTTGTAGTACCACTCTGGAATCAACAACTTGAGGACCCTACTGTAATCGTAGAATACTGGGTAGCCTCTCTTCAATCGTGTCTTGAAGTACAGGTCAAGCGTACCAGACACCAAGTCCTCGAAGGATACACCGAGTTCATCGGTCGCTTCTTCGAGAAGTTTTATAGACTTAGCGAGAACAAAGACGCTCCTTCGCTTCTTACCGATGCGACAGGCCGTTCTTTTTTTCCACTGATTCAACAGGATGTACCTGTTGGTGCCTCGGTAGAGGTATCTTTCGGCCCGGTTTCCGGGTCTAGTGTAGCGTGTTCGGGGATTGGTTTTTCTTTTCATCGGATTCGCCTTGACAGAATGATAGCCGTTGGCTATTGGAACAGTGCGACAGTGGCGTTAATCCACTGAGGAGGTAGTATGACAGCAAGCAAGAACTGGCCACAACAAATAGATGGCCGAAACATTGAATCTAAACTTAGGGAGTTGAAGCGACCTTTCCTTGACGATGAGATTTACTGGAGGGCACAGACTATCACTGGCTCAAAAGGTAATGCACGAGCCATGATCTTGGCTTATGTTGATAGTAGGTGTATACAAGAGAGGTTAGATAATGTACTCGGATCTCAAAATTGGCAGAATAGAATCAGTACAGAGGGTTCAAAGAATCTCGCTGGTATTGGAATACGGATCTCAGGAGAATGGATCTGGAAGTGGGACGGAGCAGGGGACACCAAAGTTGAAGCAGAAAAAGGAGGGATCTCAGACGCTCTCAAACGAGCCGCTGTCCTCTGGGGAATGGCAAGACACCTTTACGAACTCGATACAACTTGGTGTAACGTCAGTGAGAACAAGCCAAGCGGGGTTCCTAAACATAGATTAGTCTACATCAATGACTATAAGAAAGGCATCAAAGGTTGGTGTGTAGCCCCTTCAATAAAGGAGATACAAGGGCACCTACTTTCTGTAGATGATTTGGTTAGGGATATTAAAGATCCTAAGTCAAGAAGGCTAACCCGCTTTAAGGTTGTAGCATCTAAGACAGGTATGGAACCTACAGGTCCAGACATTCGCTCCTTAGTTGAGGCTGCTACGGCTACTTTCAAAGACGGTAAGTTTACCGGCAAGGGGGCACCGCACCCCGGAGAGGCCAGCGATAAGCAGATAGAGATAGGCTCTCATCGTGTCGTCAAGTGGCACGAAGACGGCGTTGTTAAGCAAATGATTAACCAATATTTTGAAGACGCTGGCAACAGCGATGTTCCGTTTTAGGAGGAACCATGGGATTCAGAAACCAATATCCAAACTCAGTAAGTTTCTGTGGCTTAGTCACAGAGATAAATGATTGCGGTCCATCGGCTTCTAGTGGAAAGAAAGTCAGGATCAAACTCCGTAATCCAAACCTAGAGAAATCAAAGTTCGATACCTATGTAGTAGCTCTTGCGTTTGGAAAGAACGCTTTAATGCTTTCAGATGGGTGCTTGAATGAGGTTGTTCATATCCTTGGGAGGGTAGGAAGCGAAGGGGCAAACACCATTTTGCTAGTAGATAAGATTTATTTAACAGACGAAGAACCATTAGGGAGCGAAGATGTTAGCCACTAACGATGACATGTGGGTAGAAGTAGAAGATGGAATGTTCTTGCCTGACTTGGCAAGGATGGTTCTTGCTAGGCTGAATGAAAGGAAACCAATAACATCTAACTATGATACGTCTGAGTTGGGTAAGGTTCTTGTTCGTCAGCTTGAAGAGTCAAGGAACGGGCCGACCGGCTCACTGCGACTTAGTTCTGCTGGCAAATGTCAACGGGCATTGGCTTATGATTATCATCACTACAAACCAAATGGTTTTGTTGGTGACGAGAGTGCGCCAATTGTATTTGCTGTTGGTGATATTGTTGAAATGTTAATCGTGGCTGCTCTTCATGACGCTACAGACCACATTGATACAATCAATATAAGTAGCACTGGGCTTAACCAAGAGACAGTATGCTTAGAGATTCCGCTTAATGATTTGTTTGAGGATGGGGCACCAAGGGTTGCGAGGATAGCAG